AACTCTTGCTCCTGCATTATCATACCAAACTAAATCTTGACCAGCGGTAAATGCTTCACCCTGAACCTCAGTCAAATACAAAGTATTTAAATTTGTATTTGTTGCTATTGTAATTTCAGCATTAGATCCTTTACCACCTGCAGAGGTAGTATCAAGACCTACTTTATCACCTACATTGTAACCAGATCCAACACCATTAATTGCTGCACCAGTAACAACACCACTACCATTTGTTGTAACATTAAAACTTAAACCATTTCCAGATCCAATAATATTGTATGTTGCAACGTTATTAACTGTTGTGCTAGGTGTATAATCACTACCAGCGTTGTTAATACTTACACTACCAACGTCTCCACCAACTTTTTCAATATACCCATAAGGATGAGTAGTAGCAGCAGTAGTAGCACCTTCACTAATTTTTCTTCCTGGAATTAGTGTAGAAACTAAACCAGCATTACCAGCGATAGGTATATTATCATGTACAACTTTTAATTTTCTTGGAAGAGTTGTGACTGAATTTGATAATAGTCTTGGTATTTGACTATTTTCATTTCCAAGACTTGGGTTATAGAAATAAACTGTACCCAAAGTTTGAGTAAATTTAGCTTTATAAAGCTTAAATTTCAAATCTTCAAATTGGCTTGGAGTCCAAATAGTTCCATTCTGAGACTTAAACAAACTACCACCAGTATACTGACGGGTTACCATTACAGATTCTGCATCTGGTAAACTTTGCGTGTTTACAGTTGTCTCACCCATTCTAGCAATCCAAGCTTCATAGTTATCAGAAGATGGTGCGAGTACTACTAATGCATACTCTTCATTTGGTTGTAGATAAATTGGTGATGGGAATGTAACTTTAGTCGCTACCTCTGCGGTAGAAGACGTATTAATTTGTGATGGTTCAAGTGTAACGCGAGCAAAATCTTGTACTACTTGATCTGTTGGAGTACCCAACTCAACTGTTCTAACTTCAACAGTTACTTTTTCATTCTCATCCTTATTGGCAAAGAATAAATCTACAGATGTTAAGAAGGCTCCAGTCTCATCAACAGTAAATGTTTGAGCTAATGGGTCCTTTCCTCCACCACGTCTTGGTGGTGGTGGTGGTGGTGGGGGTGGTCTTCTTACAACAACTGTAGTTTGACGATATGTATCAACTATACCATTACTACTATAAGTTGTTTCACCACTACTAATCAACAAACTTCCTTTTAATGGAACTGCATTTGTTGAACTAGAAGTTAGTTTAAATGTTTTAGTACCTGTCGTAAATCTTAAAGGTGGTACTGGATTTGTTAATGGATTTCTAATATAGAATGCTCCTCCAAGATCTCCAAAGGTATCTGTAACTAATGTAGTCGCAGCAACATTCGCCTCAGCACCACTAGAATGCCCGACTATAACTGTAGTCGTAGCAGGTGGAACATACCCCCAGAAAGATCCTATAGCGTCATCTGATAGTGCTTCAGGATCAATATTTAATACAGTAGAAGATGCTGAATAATTACCAGGTAAACTAATTGAAGTATTGAATGGATTAGCATTAAATGTCGTAGCTGGATTACTAGTTTTATGGTTCGGAGCTACTACTCTAAGTCTTGCAGTTTCTACGCCACCAGGACCAAAAACACTAACTGTTTCACCAATAGTGAATGTTCCACTCACCATAGTAATTTCAATAAGTTTAGGAACAATATCAATTCCACTAGTACTATCAAAGAATGGATAATACCTAGTAATTGGTTTTAGTCCACCAGCAGCAAATGCAACGTTTCTAGAACGCATATGTGGATCTGGATGACTACTAATCTTAATAGTCTCAATCCATTCAAAATCTCTATCGCCAGTTTCATTTCTTGTGCCACCATCAACAAAAACATCCCTTACCCAACTATCTGATTCTGGAGTCAATTGTACACGACCCTGAAAATCAATCATATTAAATGGGTTTACATTCTCAACTCTAGATGCTAAAGGTTGTTCAATCCAATCAACCTCATCATATGCTAATGTAATTAAATCACCAGTTTTTTGAACATTAGAGTCTAATAAATCTAAATTTGTTGAAAAATCAGCTGTTGTGCTATCAATTTCTGTATCTAATGCTAATTCTGGTTTGATTGAAAATAAATTTAAAGGAACATTCATTTCCTTCTTATTACCATTAATATCTACACTACAATCAGCATTATCAAGATCTAATAAAGAAACATTCTTAAAGTCATCTACAAACCATCCAGACTTAAATCTAGAAAGTCCACTAGCATCATTAACTTGTAAAGTCTTTGTATCAAGCTCTAATAAACTTAATGATGTAACAACTTCTAAAGTATCAATTCTCTCATCTAATTTACCAATATCTCTCATCGTATATCTTCTATTATCCTTAACACGCACTATGGCATCTGCTGGATCATAGAGATATGCTGGAAGATGAATAGTAGCGATATCCATCGCACCTTCAACATTTGTTGGTTCTTTAGGTTCTTTAGAAGATATACCCTTAATTACAGAGAAATTTCCTTCAGTATCAAGAACTAACTTATCAATTCTTGGCAAATAATGCTTGTATCCAACTAAAGAACTTTCATCTGGTGATGGAATTAGTGTTGGATTTGCAGTATTGCTAGAAAAAACTCTTGAAGCAAACCAGAATGGAGATTCAGTTGTTGTATTTACAAAGGTCGATACTCTTGGTCTAAAATCTATAATATCCGATACTCTAGTACCATTAGGCAAAACAGGAATATCTTTACTGTATCTTTCTGCATCATATGAATCTACAGTATATACATCACCACTATCATTAGATGGGACAGTATATACATCATAAACCACCATTAATTTTCTTGCTGGTTTTCGGAAAGTCTTTCTTCTTATCAACCTAGAATAATCATAATATTGTTCTCTTTGTCCATTATCAAGACTATATCCATCAGTAATATTCAAATAATTACCTAAGGTTATACCTTGTAAATTACTAATAATATTTGATTCTTGGAATGTAATCTGTTCTCCAATTACAAATCTATTCTGATTTAAATAACAAACTTCAACTTCAGTAGCAGAAGATCTAGTGGCTAACTGAGCCATTGCTCCACTAACAGCACCAACAAGGGTTTCTCCCAAAACAGTATTTGTATCTAATCCCAATCCAGACATAAAGACCAATTTGTCTAAAGAAGGATTTGATGTATCTAATGATTCATATACACCAACTACATTAACTACATCTGGAACATTTAAACATATTTCTCTATCTTGAACTCTATTTCCATAATAGTGACTTGTAGATAATCCACTAAGTACAGTAGAAACTCCGACAACACATCTATCAATAACTAACTTTTCGCTTCTAACAAAATTCTTTTGCTTACTTTTTAATCCAATTTTTCTTACTGTTGTACCAACAACAACATTACTTTGATTATTTGCTAATCCTTTAATAGTTACTGACGAACCATCATTATTCAAAGTAAATTGATCACTAGTTAAATCTGCAATAGTAGTGCCAGAATAATGTATAGAATATCTTTCAGCATCAAATGTTTCAAAGAACGCACTAGAAATACCAGTAGAAGCAATAGGAATAGACATTTCCCCACTACCAGAAGTAGTTTCACCAGTAATCTGTTTAGATACAAATAAATTCGAATTTGAAATATTCATATCCGAAATATCAAAAGAATCTAAAGGAGCATATAATCCTTCATGTTCATTATTGAATGAAGTTGATTTAAGTACTTTTATTGAAGATTGTGTTGGTGATGTAGGAAGAGCTCCCGAAAATATGCCTGTAGTAGCTGCAGTAAGAGTAAGAGTTAATCCATCAGTACTAATAGCATCAACGTAATTATAAGTTGCTGAAGACAAATAAGATGTCTGATAACTTACATAATCACCTACTTGTAATCCTGTAAAGTCTCTTCCTGCACAAGTTGCAATACCACCTACAGAAATATTAACCTGATCGGTAACTTGAATTCCTGGTATATTTTGTTCTTTTAATACAACATCAGCACCAAAATCAGCACTATATCCAGAAACTGTCGATGTATCGTGATAAACAGATTTTATATCTTCAATTCCATATGCTCTAACAGTAGTAATACCTCTACTAAATGATGGGTCTTCATTAAATATAATTTCTTCACCAACAATGAATGTGCCTGAAGTATCAGAAAGTCCATAATTAGTAGAACTACCTCTAACAGACAAATATCCAGTAGCACCACTCTTTAAACCTCTTACATAAGATCCAATTGGTGCTTTATCAGTCCCAGCTGCGGTACTTATGGTTATATCTGTAATAGTTTGAATATCATACAAATATAAATCCCATTCGGTAGATGCACCTGTATATGGAGCATCACTTAACTTCAGTGCATATACTTTAGCAGTACCAACAAGATCACCATTTCCTGCGGTAGTAGAAGCCTTTCTCTGGAGAAATAAATTAACTTTAGCATCAGCACTATTAACATCTATAACAGGTGCTCCAGTAACATTATTAACTTTTATCGAACTTCCTAGTTCAAAGGGAACTAAAGCAGTATTAACATCTCTCTTATCTCTTGGTTTTTCTACATCTACAATAGTAGTTCCTGGTTTATCAACATCAAATCCCCTTACATAAGCCTTTCCTGCGGATGCTTTTACACACATTAAGTCATCAGAAGGAGTATTTAATTGCTCAGTTACTTGATTTGCTAGATAAATTCCTTTATTTGAAATACCATCACTTAATGAGTTCGCTACTTCAACATCAAAATTACCAACAGAATAATTTCCAGACTCTTCAAAAGTCCTCTTAGCGAAATAATCTTTAATATGGGAATATTGTGATGTATTTTGTAATTTCTTAACTTCACCATTATCAAGCTTTATTAATTCAACAAAACTTTTATCGTTATAATCAGTTAATGGTTTTTTGGATAAAACAGTACTAATTTTTAATCTATCTGCTCCAGGTGCCGCATAATTAGAATATCCTCTAGCATTATCATATAAAGAATCATCATCCTTAGCAGTAATAATTTCTTCTAAAATATTTAAACCAACTCTATATGAAGGAGTATTTGAATATGGATCAAGAACAATTTTATCAGCAGCAACATCTACAAAAGTACCTCTAATGAAATATACACCCTGTGTAATTCCAACAGCACATCCAATTGCAGAAGCATTTAAAGATATAAGAGTAGATACAGTATTTCCAGCATTAACTGCAGTGTTTCCATAAACAAAAGACTCTTCTGCTATTAAATCTTCACCATCTTCTAGAGTTTTTACTGCATTATCAGAACCAGAACTCAAATATTTTATAAAGAGTGTTAAATCTGTAATTTCAGAAGATGAAGATTCTAAAGCATAATTATCAACAGTTACAGTAACACCACTAGACTGACCTGTTAATCTTATCCCTTTTAACTTATCTGCATATAATGAAACGGGAATCCCTTGATGTTCAGCATCTATTTTAACTGAATAATACTCAGGATCATAGTTAAGACTCCCAGGGATCACCATTGATCCTTCTTTGAAGATATGACTACCAAACGAAGACACTTGCTCCTGGAGCATTGTCTGAAGAGTAGTTAACTCTCTTGCTTGTACAGGATGTCCTGGTTTAAATAAGACCTTGTAAAAGTTATTATCCTTATCAAAATCATCATAATAAGGACTTATATTTAAATTAGTTTTCTGTGGCATTTTTCTTTAAAATTCCAAGATGATTTTAATGTCTTCTTTTTGTCTAGAATTACGTGCAATTAATGACCTATTGTTCAAATAGATAATTTCACCTGATCCTTTATTTATCTCAGGACTAGCAAGACCTGCTGAGAACTGAGTATCTAAACTAATAAGTTTATTTCCAGTTGGATTGGTGGTAATTCCAGTAAAGTTAGTATCAACTGCTCCAGAAAACCCAGAAATGCTAGTTACAGCATTTGCTGATGATTCAAAGGGTACAACTGTAGACATAGTTGTAATACCAGCATAATCTGTCGTATCATGAGTGGCAGCATTATAAAATAATGATCTATCACTCCAATATTTAAGAACCATAGTTTCAGCATCGTAAGATGCTGTATATCCTTTGGCAATATCACCACTAGATGTTTCTTGATTAATTGCAACCCCAACTGTGGGAAGAGTTCCACTAACAGAAGAGAATTTAAGTGCACTTAAAGAAGAGTATTGATTTTCACTAAAGACCGAAGTTGATCCGATTGATGTTGGATTTTTTACAATACCAATTTGAGCGAATTTCGTATCTATTGGAAAATCTTTTGATGAATCATCAAATCTAGCATATATTAGAATCTTATCTGTCCCTAATTCTTTATATAAATCAAATCCATGCCCCTTTGAAGGTGGTATGATTGGAATTAGATTAGCATAAGATCCTTGAGCGTTAGTAGCGATATTGGTATTAATAGAACCAAGATCAACTACTCCATAAGTATATCCTTTACCACCAGATGATACGATTGTTTTGGATATTTTACCGCTAACAACATCTACAACAACTTTACCACCAGAACCATCACCTATAATATTAACTTCTTGTCCTAGTCCACCTGAATATCCAAACCCTTGTTTGTCGATATAAACAGTTTTAATTTGATTATTATTGACCGTAGAGTCACCATTCTCTCTAACTGATTGTATTGGGGCATCAGTAGATGATTCCCAACTATTAGGTACAGAAATATAATCAGTAGAATCAAATTTGATAATATCACTAGGAGGTACTGTAAAGAGATACTTCCAGATATAACCATCACCACTTTCACCTGCTCTAGATGGTTCTAAATCAGTAAATAATGGTTCATCTTGTGAAGCATTACCTGTGGTTGAAATTCCCGATGATGCGTTTTCAATACAAATATAAACTTGGAAGTTTTTATTCATTACATAATAATTCGCATCATATAACCTAGAAGACTTTGTTATAGGTGATTGATTTGTAATATCATAATCATGACGATACATCTCATATCTTGTTCCTGCTGTCCAATTAATCCTTTTAACTAATCGCCTAACATTAACACTGGTAACCTTTTTCCCAAAAATGGTAGTATCCCCAGTATGATCAAGATTATCAAAACTATCTACTGGACTTGGAATATTCGTATTCCACGTAGAAGTTCTTCCAAATCCAACAGTAGTCGGGTTCGGGAGTCCCAAGAAAACATAATAAGAGTTTGTAGGGTCTTCAATAGTCTCTACAAAGTTATTTGCGTTGAGAATTCTGAATTGATCTGTTACAATAGCAGCCATTATAATCCGCTTTTTTCTGTATTTATACTAGAGATTCTTCCTTAACGCTCCACTCTGCCTTAATCCATAAACTCTTCGTTGGATTGTCGGGAATGTTGACAGTCCAGAATCAACGGTAAGGCCAGTTACGCCAATAGAAATTGGTGAGGTAGATCTAACGATATTGCCAATACTGCCATGTCCCCACAACCTACCCCAAGAGTAGTTTCCAACTCCAGTTGTGGCACTTCCAACAGTATTGATACCAATAGTGCTTATTCCAGAATGTACGTTACAAGTAACTATTCCAGTAGGTATATTAATCGCATTAATATAATAGATATTATCTACGAAAGTTGTTCCTATTCCAACAACAGCAGCATTAGTAGTATGGATGGATGTTACACCATTACCAACATTGGTATTAAAGACGTGAATTGGATATCCAACATCCAAATTAGCAGCAGAAGATAAAGTAAATTGTAAAGCAAGAGGTGCTCCAATACCAGCGACTGTACTAATGCCAGTAATAGTTCCAGCATATCCAGTTACAGTACGTATATCTTTAATTGCTTCTGTATCAAATGAAGGTGTATTAGCAAGAACTTGTGGAGCAATAGTATATCCTAAACCAGGATTTGTAATACTAATTGGAGTAGTTAATTTCCCATTAGTAATTGTGACCGTTGCTGTAGCAGTAGATCCTATACCAACTCCAATATGAGGTGGTGCACCAATTGAAACAGCAGTTGTTGATCCAACATATCCACTACCAGCACTAACAATGTTAAGTGATTGAACTGTGCCGCCTACAGAAACCGCAGTAATACTAGCAGTTTCTGGATTGTTATTATTAACAATCAATGCACCACAATTTTCAATAACAAGACTTGCTGAATTATCTTCTTCATAGTTAAAGAATTGTGCGTCATCAACAAATATTTCAACACCTGTAGTTGATAGATCCTTTATAATTCTCGCTGTTGGATAAACCATAGATTCAATCGAATCTCTTGACTTATAAACAAGTTCTCCATTAAGTTGCTTATCGGATTTTTGCTTATTCCAACTTAATGGTTTATATTGGGTCTCATTAATACCAGCACCAGTATATACATTTGTTTCTATTGTATCAGAACTAGCTAAATGATAAACTGTTCTTTCATCCTGATCTACAGTTGTAGTATAATTATTATTTTTATATGACCGAATATTATCTCCAGGTTTTAGAGATTCGACAATGTTGCTGACAATCAAACTATCATCACCAGTTGTTCCTCTATAGAAGAATATAGAAACATTATCATCTGTTTCTGGTGGAACATTAAATGTAAATGTAGTTCCTCCTTCAAACTCATAACCTTCGCCAGGATTTTGTAGAACACCATTGATAAAGATTAGTAATACTGGTGTTAAATTAATTAATGCTGAATCTGGATGATTTGTATCAATTTCAAAACTTAATAACTCAGACTGATATTTTAATGGGAATCTAGTTCTAACACCATCTTGAAGATCTAGAATAGGATCAATATAATCAAATTCACCAAGATTCCATGAAGATAGACTATCAGTGAATGTATCAATAACAGTAAGTTCAAAATCAGATGTAATAGATGGAAGATGCCTATCAGTTACCAATCCAACTGGTTTAAATACATCTCCTCTCTTAAATCCATATCCACTTCTACTAATATCAAAGGTTGAAATTTCAAAGGCAGATGGAATACCAACAGTTCTTGATGTTGGTAAAGTTACTGTTCCTATCGTTGTAGTAACAATTCCAACTAAAGTGTGAATAGCAGAAGCAACATCAGCACAATTTCCTTGATTATCAATCGTAATAGTATTATCAACAGATTGTGTTATAGTTGTATAGTAAGCACTTGCTACTCCAACATTAACGGTAATATTATTTCCATTTACTGCTGTTACTGCTAAATTACTGTTATGTGCAGGATCAGTTGCTCTAGGATAAGAATGATTAGTACGATTATCATCTCTAGAACAAGTAAACGTCAGACCGCTTGTAACGATCCCTACAGTGCTGCTAGTATTCGCATTATGATTAGCGACAGTAAGGACTAAATCACCAGTTGTAGCGTCATATGTAGCGTTTGTAGCAGTCGCTGCACCAATACCAGGAGAGGAGACAGTAATACTACCTATACCACAACTTACAAATTGGTGGGCATGTTGAGCACCTAAAACAGCAGACTGATTTCTCATTACATCAACTGCTACATTAGCAGCTTCTTTGAATGCATAAATCGACTGTTGCTCTTCGCCAACAAGATGTGCTGCTACTCCACCACTAATATAAAGACTTGCAGCATCGTAAATTCTATCATTACCACCATATTCTAAATTCCATTCAAGAGATTTAAGAACATCTACAATATCATCCTTACAATTTTGATTATTACCTGTAGGGATAGTAAATCCTGGATAATTATCCAACATTCTTCCTACAGCGATATCTGCAATGAAGTTTCTATTGGCAGCAATAAGATTAACAGCATCAGAGAATCTATCTGGTGTTGGTTTTGAAGGTCCGACACCCAAATCTAATAATGTTCCGAAACCAGTCTCTGTAGTTGCTCCCATACCAACTCTAGAAACACCAAGTATTGGAAGATTATGATAAGTTGGTTGTGGAATAATTATTTCTGGATTAACATAATTAGCACCTGCTGCACTAACAGTAAATTCTAATCTACCACCAGTTCCATTAGGTGATATTCCAACAAATATACTAAAGGTAGTACTAGTTACTGCTGTTATTGCTACTTTATTATTATAAGCAGGATCATTTACGCGAGGATATTTGTGTACGCTACTATGTGAATCTTGAGCACAAGTAAAGGCAAAAGCATCTGGTGTAATTTGAACAGTACTTGTTGCAATCTGAAGAGCAGCAGCAGTAGAAGATACAAATGTATGTGTTGAAGTATCAGATGGTGACTTACCAACATCAATTGTATAATTATCATTATCTATTTTTGTAACTGACATCCATTTCTTACTAATTGGATCAGTAGCTCTTGGATAGGAATGATTAGAAGCATTTCCGTCTTTAGTACAAGTAAATACCAAAGATTCGTCCTGAATCTTGACTAAATCACCAGTAGCGCGACCATGACCAGTAGCTTTAATGTTTAATATACCAGTTGTAGGATTATATGTTGTTCCAGATTCTGCTTGATCAGTAGTTGGAGCAGTTAAACCATGACTACTCTTAGTTAACCTCAAAATACCAGTTAATGGATTATAAGTTGGTGTTCCTGTTGGTGTAAGAGCAGTACCGCCAGTTGGGGTAATTGAATTGGTTAATGTGCTACCAGCAGAATTAAATGTATGAGTATTAGATATGACATTAGCAGTTACAACACCACCAGCACCAGCACCACCACCAGATCCAACACCAACAGTAATTGTATGTGGAGATACTGCAGTAATTGCTAAAGTGGCATTATGTGCAGGGTCAGTTGTTCTAGGATAAGTGTGATTAGTTGCATAATTATCTCTACTGCAACTAAATGTTAATGAATTTGTGACAATTCCAACAGTATTAGAAACAGTCAATCCGTGATTAGGAATTGTTAACTTTAATGCTCCGCTAATAGATGTATATGTTGCATCAGTAACCGTAAATGGACCACCAGCATTTGCTGTAATAGAATTAACACCAGCAGATACAAATTTATGGGTATATGCTATATCAGTTACTCCAATAGCAACTGTGCCTCTATATCCAGATCCAAGAATATCTGTTGATCCGATTCCAACTGATACAATCCCTCCATTAGTATTAGTAACCGCAGTTACAGACGCTCCAACAAGAGGAGCAACACCCAATCCACCAGTAGATCCAAGTGATACAATCAGACCACCTCTTGGAAGTTGATTTAAATTTATATCATTCAAATCTCTAATAATTGTTCCATTCTCAGAAGCAATACCAGTGTAATTAACACTAGTGATACCAACGTTTTCTTCATAAGAATAATTATTTCCAGTGTTATTAGTTGATGTTGGTTTCTGGAATATTCCATTAAGAAGTAAAAGTGTACTTCCAGTGTCAATTCCAGCAGTATTAGCACCACCAACAGTTACTGTATATGTGTGTCCGATTCCAGTAAATTCAACAGAATTATCATCATATACAACATTATCAGTATAATCATTTCTTAAATAGACTCTTGCATTAAACTCAGATTTAATCTCTGGGAGATTATAATTATCAGTTTGTGATGTAGCATTACTTCCTTTCGGTGCTTCAGTGAAATGAACTTTACTTCCAACAATATTGAATGATCCTGAATATTTTCTTACTTCAGTAGTATCCGTATGAGTAGCAGCAGATGATCCAACATATCCTCTTCCTACTTGAACTATATTTACATTTCCAGATCCTATAGGTCCAGCAGCAGTTGTACCAACACCAACTGCAATTACTTCCATATATTCATCATCTACCTTCAAAATATCTGTTGGTGCAAGACTTGTAATACCAGAAAGGGCAAAGAAAGTAGTACCTATTGAAACATTACCACTTAAAGTATGATTTACTGGTGTCCATGCTAATGGGGATTGAATCATCCCATCTACTGTAATTAAACTCTTCTCATTCTTCTTGGACATCTCAAGTTCATGAGCATTTCCAGATCCAGTATTAGTAAATGTTACAGCAATTCCTGCGGCAGCATATACTGGATTTGCTGCAATCTTAAATTTATCTTTATTAATTCTAATAGCATAAACATTTGCTGGACAAATAGTAGTTGTACCAATACCAACTCCACCAACAACACTAGTTGCTGTTTCTCCAATTCCCATAGGAGTTGCGGCAACTCCAGTAAATAGTGATTTCTCTGTATAAACTAATCTTTCACCAGTCTCAAAGAAATGATCTGTAATGGAGAATATTCCAGTAACAGGATCTAATACTGAAGCAACAGAAGGGTCAAATACTTTCTCATATATTGGAACTCCACTGTGATTTAAAGTAAATGCAGTTTTATTAGATCTATCTCCATTAAAGGCATTATATGCCATTAAACTTAGAGATTCAGTAGCAGATCCATATGTTAAATCTGGTGCACTAACATTCAAATCACTTTCAGTATAAATTACTTGATTGAATGTTTGAACTTGTATAGCAGCACCACCAAGCATTGAAGCATCTGGATAGAATTTAAGATTCAGATCCGAACCAGTATATTCAGAACCAAATGTACCAATTCCTGTTGTAGTACCAATCGATACAAATGGATATGTAACATCATAAGTATTTTTAGTATCATGCAACATCAATACTTGATGTAAAGCACTAGTTGTTCCTAAAGAAACTCTTACTAAACTCTTAACAGCAGTTACACTACCAGTATTAACTCCAACAATAGTTGAAGCAGCAGAAACATTAGAGTAATCTGCCTCTAAGTATAGAGATCTCTCATTTCCAGCTGGTTGTCCTGATGGAGCAAATCTATATGTTCCAATTCCACTAGCCGTAGATCCAAATCCAACAATTCTTGATCTTACTAATACCTGATTAGATGAAGTATTATCATATGTTAAAGATAGTATATTTGAATCAATATTCGAAGTAAATGTTCCAATAAAGTTGGATGAGAACTCTGGATAGGTACTAGTATCAGTATAGTATTCTGAAATATATGAATGTGTTCCATCATGAGTCAAATACAGTTCAACAAAGTTCTTCTCATTTGTTATCTTATCTGTAAGTTCTACAGAAGCATGATAAGAATCTAATTCGTTAATATTACCTGAAACTACAATAGTAGATGTTCCAGTACCAACAATTGTGCTAACACCAGTAACATCAACATATCCAATGGATTGAGTACCAATTCCTGCTAAGTCTGTATTAAATGAATTCTTATAGATCTTAAGATCATAATCACCCTCAAACTTATCAGCAGGAGTAAATCTTATAGTAGACTTACCACTCGAAGTCATATTACCAGACAATTCACCCAATTGTGCTGAAGTGCTGTATAAATTTGCTTTTTCTAAGGTATAAATGTCATTAGTTTCCCCAAGAACTACTAATTCTGTAACTTGAGTTTCATTATTATTAGGATCTACAACCTGAATTATATAAGAAGAATAAACATCATCAATATCCAGATCAATATATCCATCTAGATTTGATTGTGTGCTAGAGAATTGACTACTAATATCATCTACCATTAGAACTCTATTAGTTCTACACTCAATATAATCTGTTAATTTTTTACTATTAACTTTTAGGAATTTTGATTTGGATCCATTATTTGCAGTATCAACATCAATAACGTGATCATAGATGTTAATTCCATCTACCCGTAACTGCTCCAATAAGAAATATGTACTTATTTCCTCTGGAGTAAATGATGATAATGAAATTGCTTTAGAAGAAGATGTTATTCCAACATCAGCAAAGTTCTTAAGTCCTGTAGTATGAAGTAAACGATTTACTGGATTTACTAAATCTTCCCATGGAACTGTACTCTTAACGGTATAAGATAAGTTCTGATAGTAATCATTATCTGGTAGAACCTGATGATCTTCATTTAACTTACCAATATCATCTGACCACCCTTTATCTTGTCTTAATGAATAATCAATATTAAATCTACCTGAGTTCTCAGTTATTGAATTAATCCTAGCAATAGTTCCACTTAAAGATCCTTTTATAATATCGCCAACTTTTATACGATATAATCCAAAAACTTTAATATAATCTGGTTCAGTTAAATTGATTGAAAGATCTACAACAGTATATACATTCCCAATTTTTACTAAGAGTGGTTCATTATCAATAAAATCATCTCTAGTCTGGGTTACACTAAATTTAGGATAATTATTATAATTTACAATAGTTGCATAAGAATTTTGATCTGTTTTAGCAATACCAATATTGCTACTAAGTGCAGATAGATTAAATTCAACTTCAGCTGGTTCTGTATGCAAATAAGCAGTTACTGTAAATGTTTGATATTTGTAATCTTCTGAGTTAAAACCATCTCCAGCACTAAACAGTTCAATTCCTTCTACAAATATCTCTTGACCAACAGTAAAGACTGCTGTACTAAATCCACCAATAGGAGTAGTTAAGATACACTGTACACGACCAGGAGTGTTGGTGAATGTATTTACATTCTTAATACTAACTCCATTACTATTATCCAGAGCAACTATTCTTTGTTCTTGAGCACTTAAACCTCTAGGTTCCTCTAATATCTTAACACTACCAACGGATGATCCGATTAATTCTGCTTCTAGTAAACCCTCTTCAACTTTCTCTCCAGTTACTGGATCTACAATTATTAAAGTTGGTGCAGATGAGTAGTAATTACCACCATTAGTAACATCAACTGCAGTAACAGTATTAGAATTAATAACAGATACAATTGGTGAAACAAATGCTTCTGGTCTTAAAGTTCTATCACAAGAATACTCAAATCCAGGATCAAGAATTCTAACATTATCAATTCTACTAATATCAGCAGATAATGGTAAAACTTCAGCATTTTTTCCTTCTGAAGATGCTATACTTACAAAAGTTGGTAATTTCTTATATCCATACCCACCAAATGTCTTTTGAAGACTATCTACTCCACCATTAGCAGATTTTGATCTAGTAGAATACTTAAGAACATTTGTTTTTGCTGGTATGCAAGTAAGTGATTCTGGAACTTTTGGTAGAGATATTGTAAATTGCGTTGATACTCCAATAACAGGAATACCAAATGCTGAATATGTGCCACTATATGAACTATCAATATAAGTGATTTGTGCATTATTTGATACATCAGTATCAGAAGTACTAATGAATCCTGATCTTTCAAGATTGTAGAAAAGATTTACTGGATTATTTTTAGTATAATTTAATGTTAATGTAGCACCTGGAGTAACACCTACAGTACCAACCGCACTAACAATAAATGAATCAGTCTTACCTGTCGAAACAAATTCATTTTTAAACCCATTATCATAGAATAATTTAAGTTCAAATCCACTAAGTGAAGTATCTGATACATCAAAAACTAAATTATTATCTCTAAGAACCGAAATTGGTGGATTAATTGAAGATAACTCTTGACCAGCACCACCAGTATTAGTAGTTACGCCAACAATAGTAGGTGGATATGTAATTACATCGTTACGTGTTAGTCCTAACTGAATATTGTCATCATCTATACGATAAACGTAATAAGAACCTGTAGATAGTCCAGTAGCAGAACCAGAATAGAATACCTTATCTCCAGTACTTAATTCGTGATCACCAAGACCCAATATATCTGTTTTTATGGATGTATTAGTGAATGATATTGGATTAGTTATTAATTTATCATCTACTGCGTTATACTTTAATCTTATTGCTGTAGAAGCACCAACACCAACTGATTCATTTGGATTGGCAGTAAGAGTAACAATATCATTATTAGTTAATCCGTGTGATGTAGAAACAGATACTACTGAATTAATTTTCTGAATTTTTCCTGTTACTTGATTATTCTTAAGTCTGCTATATTGTGATTCGATAGTATAATCAAATCTATTAGTACCAGGAGTAACAAAGAATAAACCATTAGTGGTTACAATGTCTCCAAGTTGAGTTGCAATACCAATATAATCTTTCGACTTATTAATAATATAAACAGTTTGATCGTTTCCTGAAACAGGTAAAGTGAATGGGTTTCCACTACCATCCAATACATTCAAAGTTGCTCCAGAAGCAGGTTTTTTAAATGTTACTGATTGATTTGTCTTAAATGGATGATTTGGTGCATATATGCTTTGTGTTTGAACTGAAATAGACTCTGTTAATTCTCCTATTGAATAATTCCTACTTGTTCCTACCCCTACATCTGTTCCAAGACCAACACTTTCAAATGGATTAAAATAATATACGTCATTTACTTTAGAATTAAAATAATCAGTTTGTACTGGAATCGTTAAGTAACTTGGTGACAAATCAACAGATGTTGATGTTGATATAAATGCTCCGCTATTAGCACCTCTTTGAACCCTTAAAATCTTTCTATCTGTAAATGTATTAAGAATTTGTAACTTTTCTGGTCCTATCCCAATAAAACTTCCAGCAACAAAAGAATCTGGAATTGATGTGACATAAACATCAGTTACAATTCCTGCAGCAGCAACTGCCATTCCTTTAGCAAGTACTGTTCTATCTGTTTGTATCCCTATTGTATGAGACCCTGTAAGAGAGTTTATTGCAGAAGTTGTTAGTCCTGATACTACAATATCGTCATTTGAGAATAAAAGATGTGATGTTGATATGTAAGCAGATACTTCATTAGCATTTTTCCAAACAAATACGGCATCATTATAGGTTTCAATATTTGTTGTAATATTTGTAATATCTTTACCGGTTAATGTATAAACTCCAGCACTCAATCCACCACCATTAGTTCCTGTATTGTCAAAGGTAGCAGAATCTCCAATTTTATACCCACTTCCTGCTCCAATAACCTGGAAAGAATCTACAGAACCTTTCTTGACAGACTCAACTACAGATACTTGATCAATATACTCATTTGATTCTATTAAGAAGTCATTATCTGCATGTTGATCAGTTGTCTTATATGGGAAGGTATTTCTAAGTAAATCTGAGTTATTAAAGTCAAAATTATCTTGATTGATTAAGAAGTTGTCTTCAATTGGATTTGATCTATAACTATCTCCAATAAAATAAGGGAATTCTGGTTTTAATTTACCAGTAGTAACATCTGTAGTTACTCCTACAAAATATGCATAGATTCCATTAGGATAATCTGGAGTTCTGCAGTATCTACCATTATTTTCATCTAAATCACCTGAATTGTCAAAAGCATAATCATCTACGAAAAATCCTCCACTAAATCCTACAGGTCTATCTGATACATTGGCAGTATTGACAACATATCCAGATTGTAGCATTTGTATTGCAGAGTTTTTATCTGCAGGATCACTATATCCAAATGGACCGTAAATTGGATTACCATCATAAGCCCACCCAACAATAGGTGAGTGATCTATTCCAGTATCACCAAAATTCTCTCTACCAATATCAGTTGAATATCCAACAACAGAATACTTAAGTTTATTATCACCTTCAACTAATATATCATTACCAAATCTATCAAAATTATTGATAGACAATCCTCTAACTTTTTGATTAAAGATTATACCTGATCCAGGAGCAGTTACTTTGATTGATGTTTCGTTCTGAATATAATTAACACCTTGATTATTTACTATAACCTCAACAATTTCACCATCTTTAACAACAGCTCTTAACTTAGCACCTACCCCACTCGTAATACCAACAACTTCTAAATCAGGTGCAGCGGCATATTCTATACCTCTGTTAATAATATCTACAGAAGTTACCTTCCCACCATTAATAATTGGTCTTAATTCAGCTCTTTTTCCATTCTTTATAGTAATTGATGGTGTTCTTTCAAAATTAAGAATAGTACTTCCATATCCAACTCCACCTTCATATGCATAAGCACCAATTACTGATCCCCGAACCTTAGGAGTTGCTGTTATTACTCCTACAACTCCAGATGCAGTATTTGTATATTCAGCATTAATAATAACTTCTATTGGTGGATACTCAAAATTATGATATCCAGATCCTATTGATGTAAAGTTAATATACTTGTTTATTCTATGATTATTAGTTACTGTCCCTGCAAAACCAGCACTAGCAAGTCTAAAGGAATTATCATCTAATTTAATAATAGAATATTGTGTTGTAGTTGTAGTTATTCCAGTAGATGTGGTTAATCCAGATATACTTGTTCCTGTTGTAGAATATACAATATTCTCTCCATCTTTAAACCCGTGATCTTTATAGGTAACTGTTGAATTAACTGTAGAGATTCCTATTGGTTTTACAATTAATTTTCTATTTGTATATCCACTTCCAGATTCTAATACCTGAATGTCTTGTATTGTTTGTTTAGTATCATAAATTCTAAATTTATGTACACCAACACCACTTGCCGTAGTAAATCCTACTGTATTAATTCCAGCAACATAATTGGCATGAGTTGGATATAGTTCTACTGTTCTAACATTAATAGATTTGGCAAAATATATTGTTCCACTTTGTAATGATTGATTCTGATCAGTATTAAGTCCCTTATAATCACCAGTACTAATCTCATCATGTCCATTTTTATCATAAACAATAGCCTGACCATTTAATAGATTATGATTAGTGCTAAACAGTATCGTCTCATCAGTAAGAGAAACACCACCACCACTGGTAGTTGGTCTGCCATCAAACGTTAATTCTCTATATCGTTTCCCAAGAGTAGTATCTAAAACTGCTCCATCACCATTACCACCAATAAGAGTTATAGAATTAACCTTTTCAATATCAAAATCTTGAGGGTCAATAGAAACTGATTCAACAACACCACTAATAACTGGTTGTAGTAATGCAGTTGATCCAGTACCTGTTGGAGAATTTCCAACTACAAAGGTCGGTGGATTAATTACATCATAATTTGAACCACCATTGAATATATCCAATCCATCAAAAGGACCATAAAAGACCTTATCATCTGATTTATAATTGGCTATCTCAACACCATTAATTAATATACCTAATGCTCCAGGAGTAGTCTTAACACCTTCTCCAGACTTAATATTTGCCTCTGGTGGGAACTTTTTAAGTAATTTTTGTGCACCTATTCTTCTATTACGATGTGTTGATAAAATAAATGAATGTTCTCCAGTTCCTGCTGCAAGAGGTTCAAACTCTTCACAGGTACCTGTAACAATAAATGATCTTGAAACATATAATTTTATCTGGTTTTTATTACCTAAAACCTCTACGTAATAAATTCCTTCACGTAATCCAGTGATTGTAGTGGTTTCTGGATTGTAATATACTGCATCTCCAGTAAGAAAAGGGACATCTGTACTAAAAGAAAGAATTGTGTATTTTGCAGTAATATTATTGTATCCCTGAATTGCTGTTCCTGATGCATTAGTAAGAACACTTTCTGCAAGGTCTCTTGTAATTTCATAAGATGGTAGCGAATTTGCGGCAACATACAAATAATCACTATTTTCACTATAAACATTCTGAATATTAGATGTAAGTTTATAGTTTCCATAATCAATATCTGCTACATTACTGTAAGCTTTTCTTAAATTTCTTCTTATATCATAAAATTTGTTTGATAAAGGAGTAAATCCACTTAAATTATTTAAAATAACCTCTTTTGTAAGAGCATTTATATTACTTACCGTAGCATTACTTGCAACAATATTCTGTTCGTTCCGATATAAAACATCTACACTATCACCTACCTTTAAACTAGAGTCATCAATACTAGAATAGAGGGTAAATGATGATCCAGATATCGATTTTATTTGATATCTTGAAGATGTATTATAAATCCAAGAATTTGCAAAGATTTCTTTCCTAGTTTTACCTGATTCTGGGTTATAAATCTTCTCACCTAGGTTTCTAACCGTGATTTTTTCCCCTTCTCTGGCTAAATTAATGTCAGAAACAGGAACAAATTCGGATAAAACACCCGTAATTCTTAATTCTACCTTCTTAGCAGTATCTCCGTCCTCATATCCATAGATAATTTCATTAGATCTTAGGTCAGATGCTGTACTAATACCAGATGTTACACCACTACAACTTAAAAACTGATTTAAAGTCTTTTCAGTATAGGTAATATGAGTATTAAGACCACAAATAACTGTTCCAGTTGCACCAAATCCAACTGTAGAGTCTACTGTAATAACAGATGACCCAATAGATATTTGATCTTGAACTATTGTCTTACCTGGAATAGAAAAACTACCCTTAATAAGTTCTTGTTCGTCAAAACCAACAAAAAGACCTAGTTTATAATACGATATTCCCTTCCTAGTAACTATTTCAACTTCAGAAACAGATGCCTGAGTTACACTATCAGTAGATTTCTTGATAGTTTGTCCTACTAACTTATTAGGATCTCCTGATAATGGTTCTGCAAGTATAACTTCACGTCTAATAAACTCTGCACTTGATGGTTTAACCAAGTATTCTTCAAGGTCAACTACCTTTGGAGTAACTCCATATAAGACATTAAAGAGGATTCTAAAAGATTCTTCAGTACCTTTTGACTGATAGAACGCTCTAGATTCTTTTATAAAGTTACTAACGTTTAATGTAGAGGTAAAATCAACATCTTCTAACCCAGGAGTTAGGGTATGTTTGATCTTTTTGTAAAATTCTTTTAAAAATAGTGAACTTAAGTTCTGTACACTTGATCCAGATAGATGATCATCTATTGCTGTGTCTGTAAAAACGAGTTCTTCAGGTGCATTTTCAGCATGATATGTCGTAATTCCACTAAATCCACGAACACATCCAGTAAAAGTATTGGTTGTTAGACCCGTATATGTAATAATTTCATCATTAATCTTTAAAAGACCATATTCTTTAGGGTAACCCTTAGTAGTACCAACATTTATAGTAGTGCTAGTAGTACTAATTCCACTAGAAAGTGTAGTTGTACCTGAAATTGTATCTGGAGTTAGGTGATCTAACTTCAAATATTGGTCTAAATTATCAACAATATCAATATTACCACCTTGATATTCTTGAGAAACGTAATATTGCTTTAAAAATTCGGCTGCTTTAGGACTTTCAGATAATATAAACTCTGGCAGCTGGTTGTCAAGTACCTGCTGAATCTTTATTCTGGTATCAAAACCCGTAGTTATCATATTATTCCCTGATTAATTCTCCATTTGTATGGCTTGATGTAACTTTAAATCCGATGCCAGATATTTGTTCACCTGAAGAAATGGTGTCTTTAACCATATTTATTGAACTATCAGGGATGTTTAAATTCAAATACAGATCAGTTACTCCAATTACATCATTTGAGTCTGGTATTGCTTGAATTTCAACAATATCATTAGGTTCATCGGTAGATGTTATATTTACAGTAGTTAGATTTACAGTACCTGTTGTATAATTTACAGTTCCAGCAGATGCTATAACAACCATAAATTCATTAGTTTCTGCATCTTTCTTAACAACAGATAATACACCCAATCCACTACCATCTAAATTACCAGAACTATCCTTATTAGGAATGTCTGTAAGATAAACTGTATTCGAATTACCTGAGATTTTAAACCCGGTACTCTTTATATTTAACCCATTAGGACTGATATGGAATTTATTACCATAACATAACTTATATTGGGCAAATTGATTAGTAACTGCCTTCAAATTTCTTCTAATTCTAACCCTTGTAATGTTAGATGTGATCGCACTATCAATATTATCAATAACATTTAGTACTTTACTATACTTAAATCGCCCACCAAACTTATTAATATCACCAGATTCAGAATAAGTTGTCAAACTTTTAATAATATTACTCCTTAAATCACTAACATTACTAACTTGACTACTATTATAGTAAATATAAGACTCTATTTCGACATAAAGTACCTTAAGATCTAATATTTTCTGATTAATACCAGTCAAAGAGTAGTTCTTTAGGTTAGAAAGTATCTGTTGCTTGTCAAAATCAGATACATAATCACCATTTTTAGGTTTAATAGTGATAGAAACAGTCCCAAACTCAGGAGGATCTAGTTCTTCACCACCAACAACCGATACAGTCTCTGTATTTGGGTATATTTGTTGTATTATAGACTCATAGTCTCTTGCTGTAACTGCTCTATACTGTGCTGAATACAGTCTAGGAGCAAAATACTTAACAGAATCTAACGACTCAATGTCACCACCATTAGATGCAGCTATAATTGTATTAATATCAGGTATATTAATAGGTGATATTATCTCATTAATTGACCCTGTTAGACTACCAGAGAATGAAAATAGTGAAGGTCCATTACCTTCTTTACCATCAGTAGTAATGTAAGTAACTGTTATGACAGCATTATCATCTAATTTCTTACCAAAGATACCATCACCAAACAATAATTCATATCTTTCGTCTTGAACTTCTTGTAATAAGTATGTCTCTGAACTAGATTTAATATTCAATATATTATCAATCTTCTTATATTCTCTACCAATACCACTATCACCTATACCTTTAACATATACATTAATAGTAGATGTATCAATATAAGAATTATCTAAAGTAAATCTCTGATCTAATGAACCATCTACAACAAAAGACTTCGTTAAGTAAGTTCCTTGATATAAACTAATAGGATCTGTTGCTGTTCCAAAGGTAGAAACACCATTTTTAATCGTTGTTGTTATGTTTTCTGGTATCGAAAATACATACGACGTATCATTAACAGCACCAACTGCCACTAACCCTGCCTGTAGCGTCATCGTAGGACTTGTAGAGGTAGTTGAGACACTAAATGTGACATCTGCCTTTGCTGCTGTCCTAGAACGCGGTACGTATCCTATATTTCTAGCTAATGAAACAACATTCTCTCTTAATGTTGCAGAGTCTAAGAAAGACTCATTAACAATCATATTAGAGTTGAATGCTGTAATATACGTATTATATGCTAAAGTATCAATTAAAACTGAAAAGTTAGATCCTTCAAAGTCAAAATCCGTAAATGTACTATTCGCACGGAGATAATCTTTGATTGATACTTTTATTTGATCAAAATCTAAGTTTGTAAATTTAGTAAACGGCATATCTTACCTAGTTGCTTCTAGAATAAAGGTGTATTCCTGTGGAAAATCTTGCCCTTGTCCTACAATTGTATAAAAGACACTCACTGCAAATTCATAATCATCAGGACGAGGTGTTACTTCTACTTGTAAATTCTCAATCCTATCCTCAAAGTTATCTAGTGTAGTTTCAATTTGACTCTGAATATTGGACGCAGTACCATAATCTACAAAATTAAACAAACTAGAACGTACCTCCGATCCTAATAAAGGATTGAAGAAACGTTCTGTTGGTATTGTTTCTACTAAATTACGTACAGATCTTTTAATTGCACTTTCATTTTTAAGTATAGGTAAATCCTTTGTTACCGGATGTGGGATAAAGGAAAGACTTATATCTTTAAAGGTTCTAGATATTCTCTGAACGACGGCCATATAGCAAGACAGTATTTCTTGCCTTTATTTATACTACCTACCCTGTCCTTTGTATTTTTTACGAGGCGAGTTACGCGAAGTCGCAGTATATTTCGTATGCTTACCAGTACCTTGACGAGTCTTTTTCGGCTGCGCCTCTACAAAACTCTCACCAGATAACGTTGTTCTTACTTTACTCATTTAATAACTCCCTATTATCGTATAAACTTGGTTCATCCTTCAACATCTCAGTTTTAAGATCGTCTGGATTGGGAGAACCGGTCTCATAAAAATCCCGTGATAAATCTCCCATTGTTTCGAAGTATTGATCCTCTGTTAAATTAGAATGAATCAACCTACCCTTACAGTAAATATTATACTTCTCTTTCACTATATAACCCTCATCTTCTCATGTCCTACCCTTACCCTTGGATCACACCATATCTCATACCCTGCCTCCTTTGCATCTAAACAAAAACTAACATCTTCTCCACACATATCCTGTACCTCTCCACTCTCAAATACTTGCATCTTTGGAGCAAACCAAGGATACTTCATCTCATCATTCTCCCATACACCATGCTTAATTAATAACCATCCAAATCCTGTATAGTCAACTTGAAAAGGTTTTCTCCTCTTACTCATACTCTCAATAGTCTCATGATTCATTACTCCACCATTACTTCTGAAATCATCCTCATCCATCCAATGTGCTACAGATGTAGTCTTACCATCCTCCGTACAATACCATCCACTTGCTAAATCTTTATCCATTAATACTAATTGCCAAAACTTCTCAGTATTAAACACTATATCACTATCAATCCATAATTGCCAATCATAATGTAACTTACCATCCCAAGGTTTTTGATTAGGTCCTCTTAATACATTCGCACCTAAACACTTACATCTAGCAAAGTTTACCATACTAGAGTAATCTTGACTGATCTGTATACTGGCTCCTGCTTGAACTAAATCAAAACATAGTTGAACGAAACTCTTTAAGTATGCATATGATACTCCTCTACCAGGTAAACAAAATACAATAGTCTTACCCTTGACCATTGCCTTCGCTGCATCATAATCCCATTCTGGTTCTTTAACCTTCTTAGGTGCGTTTGCTTTAACAGTAAATCCTTTAGCCATAATTCCTTTAGTGCTTCAATTCAATTATATCAGTTTATATAGTAAATGTCAATCTCGCTAACACTCTCATTGGTCATCTGTCATTATAATAATATCTCCGTTATCTACAACAAACCTTACCCCTGTTCCCTCATACCATCCTTCCCCATTTATTAACCACTCTGGTAAATTAACATAATATTCACCAGTTACCGTATCAACCTCTATGAGCCGAAAATTATCATCGGTATTTTTTTTCATATAACTGAAATCACATATCGAAATTATATAGTCTTTATACTTATTTGACTAAACATCGCTGACGCTCTGTCTTCGACCCTATAGACCATTTTATACTTACGAAAAAAAATCTGGATACTGGGGAATTCTATAATCGATTATAATATATCGGTCGTTCGTAACACTTTGTAGGTTAGGGGAGTCATCGAAAATCAACGACGGGGGCGCGAACGGGGCACGACTGCTGATTCACGAACGAATGGCATAAAAAAGGCAGGGTCATCACTCCTGCCTAATAACCTTTATCCACTCTGCATCCTTTTAGGGCGATTGCACTCCCATGCGCCTAATGACCCTTAAACCGATTGAAGTCGATTGCCTGTAATGCGCCAAGCAGTCCTTTTGCATAATCCTTTAGACCCGTCGCATTCTTGACCGACTGATCTAGGAAATTGCATGACTGCGCGGCGATGTCGATGGCGTTGTCCGTGTGGCGGTCTGAGAAAAGACGAAACTCACGAAGGATGGCAGGACGATCACCCGCATGCAGAACATAGGCAGCGGCAAGGGCATCATACTCTTCGGGCAACCACGTGCGCTCCGATGCCTTGACTGCTTTGACCGTTGCTTCAATTGCACTGGTCAAAATCTGACGACCACGCTTGAAAAGCACGCGGTCTTCCCTGTCACCTAGATTCGCCAAACCAAATGCTTTCACGTATGCTGCGTTCTCTTCGTAGAATTCGATCGCGTCTTGCTGGTCTGAGGTGAATGCTGTCATGATGGGGTGGGGTTGCTTTACTCTCTTATAATACACGGTTTTGGGGTGCTGTGGTAGAAAAGTGTGCACCTCATAAACCGTCACACGATACTGCTAACGACCAACCCCCATGCTAAAATTAGCGTAAGAGAAAACTTCACGGTCAACCAGTTTCCATGATCCTGCTTCGGTGTGCATCACGTATCCTTCCGCGTCAACTGCCTCATCCTGAATCCATGCGTCAGGTCCATCGCCGTGGCAGCACAAATCGAGTGCCTGTTCCTTGATCGCTTTCACTAGAACCCAAAGGCGGACCAACTGATAATTTGCGAA